ACCTTTTCCGCAGCAGCCTTTTCCGCAGCAGCCTTTTCCGCAGCAGCCTTTTCCGATAGCAAAAAGCCGGAGCCGAACAAGCCTTTCCCCGACGCTTTCTGTGAGTCAAGTGCGCGGATAAAATGTGCATCTCTTTCGCTAATTTCAAGGCTTACGCCGTGAGCTGCCATATAACACAGCATCGTTGCTGTCAAAACCTCGTCTGGATATGAGTATTTCGGCAGTTCTCTGTGCAACTTTTTGAGATTCTTTTTGTTCTCGTCATCCAGTATTTCTCTTAAATCAGCAGCAGCGACAATCTTATTGCCCCCCATGTTGGTAACAAACGACGTATTGACAGACGCGCCGTTTTCATACACAACTCCGCACCCGCACGCCACATAGTTTGCCGAGCCTCGCATAATTCCGAGGAGCGTAAGCGTCGGAGCAAACAGAAAAAAGTTGATTCTCTTGCTTGTGTACCACTCGCAGATTTCTGAAATAATGGAAAAAGGTGGATTGTCTATCACAACACACCCGGAAGGGTATTTCTCGCTTTTATAATCTCCGCCCGGATAAAACGGGCGCACAATCGCGGCATTGCCAATTTCGTACTTCTCAGCCGCCCAATCTCTTACTGCGTCGTAGATGTTATCTGGCGTGTAGCAATCGTCCGTTGTTTTCTTCGCTTCAAACTTTTTCAGAAACTCTTGATATTCTTCGTCATCGTCCGAAAGTTCCCCGCGCTCCATTCGTTCTCTAAATTCCTGTTCACGTTCTTCGTTAGTAAGTTCCGTTTCGTCGGTATCTCGGAAATCCCAGTCAAAATCAAACGCCGACAAATCCAGCCCAGGCAGCTCGTCAGCCAGGAGGTCAAAGTCCCAGTCGCTCTCGTTGCTTTTATTATCCACCAGCCGCAGGGCGTTCACCTGCTCCGGTGTCAGATCATCCACGCAGACACAGGGCACTTCTTCCATGCCCAGCTTCTGAGCAGCCAACGCTCTGCAATGCCCAATGACGATAACTCCATCACGGTCAATCACAATCGGCTGCACAAAGCCGTATTGCTTGATGCTCTCCGCAACATTGTTGATTTGCCGTTTATCGTGCTTTTTTGCGTTGCCGGCATACGGCACAATATCCGCAAGCCGCCGTTTTGTGATTTCCATGCTTTCCTCCTGTTTTGTCACCAGCCCCCGCCCCTTGGACTTACATAGCAGACTTTACCCGCCCCGAAGGGCCACAACGCCGCCCACATTTGGCGTTATTCTTTCCATTGGCCGTCTTTCTCGCTTAGATTGTCACACGCTACCGACAACTACGCTCCGAAAAGTCGTAGCCCCTATTCCGTCAGGTCAAACCGGTCTTGACGCATCAAGACAAGCGCAGTTTTCAGCGAGCTTTGTCATTTCCATGTGAGCCATGACGACAACGGTCTCACATTGTCCGGGCGCTACCCGGCCACTGGCACAGACGGTGGGGCTCGGACCCACGACATACCGGCTCACGAAGTCCGGTGCTTTACCAACTGAGCTACGTCTGCGTATGTCCCCGCTGGGCCACATCGTTGAGAGGTGCGCGGGGTCCTGTGCCGCATGAGAGGTGCGACCTCTCGGCCCTGATCGTGGGCTGCATCGTGCGTGCGGCAAATCGCGGGGGGGCGGTGTGAAAAGATGAAAAGCACCGCGCCCCGCTATGGCGCAGGAGGTAAACGCCATAAATGAGAGAACCGCAAAGGCTTTTACACCTCTGCGGTTCAATTTTCTCATGATTGCAATACCCTTACTCACTTATAAGTGAGTTTTGCAAAATATTTTTATAAACTTTTTGGATAGTCCGACCTGCCAAGCAGGTAGTCAATCGACACGCCGAAATAATCAGCAATGCTTATCAGCGCGTCCATTGACGGTTTCTGCGTCCCCATCTCATAGCGCTTGATGGTGTTACGGTTCAGCCCGCACAGCTCAGACAGAACGCAGCGCGTTAATTGCTGGCGTTCGCGTAACCTCCGCAGCCGATCAGGAAACGTGCTCATCGCATCACCTCAATCATCTCCCGCGCTGTTGATCAGCCTGTCAAGATAGAATCTCGCCTTTCGCAGATCTTCCTTGCCGTTTTTCAGCGGCCAGCGCCACATGTACTTGAGCACCTGTCCCGTCAGCCATGCTTGCATCGGGTCTTTCTGGCACGTCAATGCGGCCGCAATGGCGTCGATGCACTCGACCCCTCCCGCCGTGTAATGCGCGGGGTGACTTACATTGTCATGCTCGATGCACGGGCTATTGGCAGGTGCGCTCCCTCTCGGCGGTGTACTCCATTTAAACGGATCGTTACTCATGGCGCGCCACCTTCCGCTTCACCCACGCCCACAGGTTTCTCCACGGATGGGATTCTGCGTAATTGGCGCGCTGCTCGGCGTTGTAGCGCTTGTCACGCATTACATCAATGACCGTCCCCTTAAAAGCAAGATCGTCGTTCGCCCGCCCAAGCGCCGCCTCAGTATCGGCGAGCTTATTTCGCAGCACATCTGCGTCCGCTTTCAGGTTTGCGATCTCGTTCTCTCGGGTGATGGCCTCGCCGTTCATCTGGTCAAGCTTTTCCGTCAGCGTGCCGATTTCTCCGCGCAGTTTTTCATTTTCCTCGGCCAGTTTTACTCCGGCCTTAAAATGTGCCGCCGCCTCGGCTTCCGCCGCTTCCTGCCTTTCGGTGGCTTCCTCCACCATCTTCGCCATCTGGTCTTTGGTGTACTTCTTTACGTTGATGCTCATAGCTTGGCTCCTTCCATTTTCATCTGTTCTTCCCGTCCCCGGTCGCTCACGATGCTCACGACCTTGCAGTCACCATATTGCTCAATATCCATGGCGATGCGCTCCTTGATGCCCTGCGCGTCAGCGGCGGGGACGTTGGCTTTAATCGTGATCGTCAGCATATACGTTCCCTTTCACGTGCTCTTTCCACCACAGATATTCTTTGCGCTCTCGTCGATATTCAAAAATCAGGCTTTCCGCCTTGCAGATATCGCGGAATCTGTTGCTTGCTGCAATCCATGCAGTCTCAACCAGCCACCATAAAAAGCATAACGCTGCAAGAATCGCTGCAATGCCGCCAATCGCTATAAAGAACATTCCAACGCCTTCAACAAAAGATTCCATTCGTTACACCTCCTTCGGCTCGCCGTAGCTGCAAAAATCGGTGCTGCCCACATTGCGTCTATTACATGGCGCGCGCCTGTTGTGACACGTCAGCGTCCCCGGCTTACCGTATCGCTGGGTAAGCTCTGACGGCAATGTGCTGTGCGCGCAGTCCTTGCACCGCGTCACGACCACAGCATCGACGGTGGGAGCAGCGGCCACAATGGGCAAAGCAATTTCGTCCCTATCTGCGTTGTCGTACCACGGCTCGTCATCAAGCTTTTCCCATAGCACGTCGCCATCAATCAGCCGCATCGCTGTCACCTCCGTCCATTTTTGCAGAGTTCTCCACAAAGTTGCGGACTCTGGCCGCGCAGGAGAGGCACAGTTGTTTCTCCGCAGAAAATGGTGTCTTAAAATTCACAACGCCGTAGTGATTGAAATCCAGATTCACACCGTCAACCTCGTAGTCAATCTCGCGCCCGCACATATCACAGAACACTTTAACCATCAACTATTCCCTCCGTCCATCTTGGCCCCGCAGTAATAGCAAAAACGGCACTCATTCTCAAAGATTGCATCGTGTGCATCATCTGTCGGAATATCCACGCCGCAGTTTGAGCACTTTCCATCTACCCACCGCCCATGCACCACCGGCGCAACGTCGGCGGCGGGAAACGCTGCGATGACAGCATATACTCCATCCGCAAATAGTCTTTCTACCAAACCATGTTCTCCAAGCCCCATTTTCTTGAATTTGGTAATGAGCGCTTCCCGCTCAATGCATTCAGCCATCTTCATCCCCTCCAAATTCCGCCTCGTACAGTATATATAGCACTCTTCTGGGCTGTTGCCATCTACTGTTTCAAGTATTGCTTCTCCGCCGCAGAACGGGCAAGGTTTCAGGTCATACATCCTTCGTCGCCTCCACATAGCACCAGCTCTGAGGCGGGCGCTTGATTGTCCGGCCGTCACAGTCCATTTTGCTGTAGTTGTAATAAGGACAGGCACAGCAATCCGACTCGACTTTACATAGACCCTTGAACTCGCTCAGTTTCTTCGGCGTATCGTAGATTTTTAGGTCGGAGATGTGCCAGCCATAGCCGGTTCTCCCGTTGCCGATGTAGTCAGCAAGCTCCTCGTATGTAAGACAAGATCGCTCCATGTGCTCGAAAAACCAGTTCTGAATGCCACCATTGTCGAAAACATTGATGGGAAATATCCGGTCGCACACAAACTCGCCGATTACCTTACCATTTCCAAGTGGGCAGTTCAGTGATTTCATCGACCCCGTATCTAAGTAGTCCTGCATCAGACGTTCCGGTGAAATAGGAATGTTCAGGTCAGGTCTACCGCTGGTGCAGTAGATATAGCACTTAAACGGCGTTTCCAACTTCGGACGGGTCTTTCGCACCTCAACGGTTTTCTCACCGCTGATAATCTTCTCGCACCACTTCGGGCGGATGCTCAACATAACAACCTTACTCATTTCTTCATCGCCTCCAATGCTCTTATATTCGTCTCTGTCAATGTGCGGTTGCTTGCAATATATGTTACAGCCTCACTTCTGTTTTGGCAGGCTACACACTCACACCTATTGCAACTACTTGACGTGTTTTCTCGAAAAGGGCATGAATAATTAAAGCAATCCACTATTTCATCGCCTCCAATGCCGCTTCCGCCTCCTCGCGGGTCAGGAATACGGTCTTGCCAAATCCGTTTAGCGATACGCCATACTCCCGCCCTCTGGCGCCTATTGGCTCAAGGCCAATAAAGCCGATTTTATTGCCCATACCAATCTGCTTGACCTCGCACTCGCTTATATGCTTATCCGTGTCCATCAAGGCGAACACCCGCTGGCCCACCTTGCACGGCAGCACCACCAGCCGCCCGTCCTTGTCGGCTTTCAACAGCTCCCGAATCCGTTCTGCCTTTGACGTGTCATCGCTAAAGGCAGATTCAATGATTACCTTTGCGTTTTCGCACTGTTCCGGCGTCAGTCTCGTGTCCTCGTAGGCGGCGAGGCGATTGATGATGTCCCGGATATCAGCGTCGCTGTAAGCTTCGATTAAGTCCCCAGATAATTTGCTGATATACGGCTCTTTCGGGCGATACGTCAGTCGTTCCATCACTCCGCCTCCTGCATCTTACTAATCACTTTTCGAATCACATCGCCGCCGTAAGCGTCTTTTGTCAGCTCCAAAAACTTCGTCAGCGTCATCATGCCGTGCTCAAGGTCAACACCGTGATCGCGGGCAAACTGCTTTCGCCCCATGTCGCACGAGCCAGTCAGGCGGTGATGCCAGTCATAAAAATACTGTGTCGGATATGCTTTCTCGCGGTCTGTTTCGCGCAGAAACGTGTCAATGCGTTCATCTTCCGGCATATCCTCGAAAAGCTTGTCTCGCAGTGCCTCCATTGCTTCGCGCAGCGTTTCCCCGTGTGCAAAAACATTGTCTTGCTTGACGATGTAGCACGGCGTGAGCGTCAAATCACCGTTCAGGATTGCCCCGTGCGCGGTGTTGCCGCGCACGGAACGAATCAGCGTATTGACACCGTCGATTTTATAGACAGCTTCCCCATTGAAGTTTTTAATGCCGTAGCCGTCGCCGGAGCCGTAGCCGTAGCCGGAGCCGGAGCCGGAGCCGGAGCCGGAGCCGTAGCCGGAGCCGGAGGTTACTGACAGGAATGCCTTGACCTTATCATCAAGCGTCATCTCTTCCACTCCTTTACGCCGCGAAGCGATACCGATGCATCATCCGTGCACGGGATGATCTGGATTGCTCCCATCACGGTCATTTCTGTGACCGTCACGGTAAAACGGCAGTTGCCCGGTGCTTTTGTGCCGTCCTGCGCCAGCTGTTCCACAGCGAATGCACCTTCCCAGCTCCACAGTTTACGCACCTCGGTCATGGTGACCTCGGAGCCGTTGCGCTCCTTGATCTTGCCGAAAAACACGCCTGCGCGGTCGCAGCGAACGATGTAGTCCTGATTGTTGTTCATGATGAAATTCCTCCTGATTTTTGTTAAAATTTAAAGCTCTCTCTGAGCTTCTTCCCGTTGAAATCGGCCTCCGCCGTAAAGTAGCGGCGCGCCTCGTTGATGTAGATGACGCGCCCGTGCGCAGTCATCTCTTTCGTGGTAACGCTCATAATGCCGTTGCTGCCCTCAAATGCGGCAGGCTTCCAGCTAAATGGTTCGCCAATGTACATGCTCAATACCTCACTCCGATAAAATCCAGCACTCGACCATAGCCGAGGCCCTTTTCGTTTGGCTTCCACATCCCGTCCGCGGGGTCAAACTCTCCGCCGCCGATGCAAAAGTCGTAGTGCTTTGGGTGCGTGCGCTTCATGCGCTCGAAGCGGGTCTCTCCCTTTTCAAGATGAGCGCCGAACGCACAGAACATGCACCCCGTGCGTTGGCAGCCCGTGCAGTGCAGCGGCTTTTCGATGAGCGTCGACGGATAATCATTCTCGCCGTCGCTCGCCACGATGTCGCCGTATACGCTGCAATACGGGATGTTTTCGTCTTTCAGGAACGCAAGCACGTCCTGATCTGTCCAGAAGCTCATAGGCTTGCTCATGGGGCGCTTTCCATCGAAGGCGTTGCAGCCCGTGCGCTTCCACTCTTTTTCGCGCTGCTGGCTCTCGCTCGCCATCATCGCGGTAAACGGCACACATCCGCTCGTAGCTTCGTATCGCTTGGCGGGTGCTTTTTTCATCACGTCGCAGCACTGCTCGCTAATATGGAACGGCGCATCCTTGAGATAATGCCACTTGTCCGCCAGTTTCATCGTCGAGCAGTACACGCCCTGCCGGTTGTAGCCGGTCAGATACAGATTGACCGTTGCATCGTTTTGCCCGTGCGCGTTTTGCAGATCGCGGATAAAACGCGCCTGCTTTTTGCCGATGACGGGATAGCCGTACCTTGTCAACACCTGCCGGATGTTGAGCTTCGGTCGTAGACGGTGAAGGTTGACGGCCACGCGGGGGAACTCCCTCCGCAGCCAGTCGGCGTACTCATTGACGAACTTCTGTATCTCCGGGTACTCCAGCCCAGTGTTCACGAACACCAGATTCAGCTCCCACGGCGGCGCCCTGAAACTCGACAGGTAACGCGCCGCCAAGTATGCCAGCACCGTGCTATCCTTTCCGCCTGAAAATGACACATAGCACTTTCCGTTCCACGCGGTGTACCATTGATCGATCTTCTCATAGCTCAATATTTCCTTGTCCTGCAAATCAAGGGCTAAAAGCTGTTTCGCCGCCTCCTTCGGAATCGGCTGATTGCTATACCCTTCCACGTTGTCCCTCGCATTCCCCAAACAGTTCCCGGAACGTCAGTCCAGTCAGGTCTTCCAGCGCCAGCAGCAGCCGCACCGTTGTATCGCGGTCGCCGCGCACCCACGCCGACACCGTAAACTGCGACGTACCGAGGGATTGTGCAAGTTCTGTTTGGTTATAGTTCGTCTTTTCCAGCGCCTCCTTGAGCACCGGATAAGCGCAGAACTTAAACGGCGTTTTCGGTCTCACGATTTTGCTCATGTGTGTACCTCCCCGAAAGCCTCTTCAAATGTCAGCCCCGTCGCAGCAAGGATTGCCTTGATAACGCCGATGCTGAATTCGTTCTTCCCCGTTGTCCATCGCCACACGCAGAGCGGGGAGACGCCGATCTTCTTGCTCAACTCCGGCGGTGTCATGCCCGATGACTGCAAGGCTTTCTTGAGCTGCGGATATACGACCGTCTTAAACGGCACGTGGTTCGTGTTCTCACTCATTTTCCTGCACCTCTCCGAGCAGCGTCCCGACGGTCACGCCCAGTGCTTCGGCAATGTACTGATACGTCGGCATGTAGCTGATGCATCGTCCCTCTCTGAGGTTTAAGATGCTACTGCGCGATAATCCCGCCTTTTCTGCAAGCCCCTTGATACTCATGCCCCGCAGCGCACTCCATTTCTTGATGTTCTCGCCGATCTCTTCCGGCGACAGCATGCCTTTTTTCGCCGGTGGGGATTCCGCCAGAATATCGCTCAACGTCAAGCCAACGCATTCGGCGTATCTATATAGCGTCGACACCTTCGGATAGCTCGCGCCCTTTTCGAATTTGGCAATGGTTGACTGTTCTGTGCCCATCATATCGGCCATCCGAAACTGGCTGATATTTCGCATTTTGCGAATATTTTTGAGCCGTTCGCCCAACTCTTTTTCTGTCAACATCTTTTCTTGCTCCCTCATTTCAGCCGTTGATAGCGCCGCGTCTTGAAATGGCGCGCGCTCAAGTAATCGTCTTTCTCCTGCGCTTCCCGCTGCTCTTCATCCCTCGCCGCGTTGTACTTGGCGATATCCACCTGATAGTGCGGGCACTCGCTGTGACAGCCGGGGTACCTCGTTGGTGGCTTGCAGCTGTGGCAGTGTTCAAATGCTGTCATCTCACACCTCGCGGATCGTAATGCCGTACTTCGCCAACATCTCGTTTTTCTTTCTTAGATACATTTGCGTCCGTTTCCCTTTGACGTCTTCAACCTCTTGTATCCAGTAAACTTGCCCATTGCAGTCAGGCTTGGTTGGCCGCTCATAGACAAAATCCGCAAAATATCGCTCTGACTTAACGTGCGCTCCATCCGACTGAATGTAAGGCTCTTGCAGCGTAAACGCTCGTTCTATCTGCAAATTGCGGATAAGCCCTCGTCTCTCCATCAAAGCCAACTCGTCATAACGCCTCGCCTCTTTGGCGCTCTTGAATTTATGCACTTTTCCGTTTGGCATGACGCGCGGGGTAAATTTACTCCTGTACTTACTGCGCTTTTCCCGCTTCTGCACCTCGCGCACGGCCATCTTTGCCATGACCTGGGCTTGAGCGTCCTTGCCAAGCTGCGAAATATCAATGCCCATTGCTTCCCTCCATTTCGGCAGCAGCCGCGTCCCACGTCATCCCGTGTTCCCTCGCATAACGCGAAACGCTCGGCATAAATGCCTCCTGTTCGGCTATCTTCTCGATGTATGGCTTCATCCACGCTACCGAGACGCGCGGGGAAACTGCGCCCCTGATCTTCGTCAGCACTTGGCCGACCTTTGGCGGGAATCCCCTTGTGTCCTCGGCAATCAGCGCGTTTACTGCGGTCATCGCTTTGGCAGGGTCTTCACTGCCCAGCATGTCCGCCCAGAGGGAAACCATCTCTTCGGCTTCTACGCGGGTCATCTTGGCATAGGCCTGCGGATAAGCCTGTTTTAATCGCCCCAAAAGGCTAATTACGTCAGCTCTTTCCACGGTTCTTTTCCTCCTCCAACATCTCAGCGAATACATCGCCGCCCGGCCGTATCTGCGGTGCTTTATTGGCCCATCGTTCCCACTTCTCCGCATTTCTGCAAGCCGCTTTCCAGTCTTTCATGGGGGTCTTGCCGACCAACCACCCTTTTGACTCGTAAAAGTCGATGAACCCCTGTGGGTCTACGGGCGATTGGCGTTCAGCCACATAGGACTGAACCTCTGCGAGTGTGGGGGGCGTGAAGCGCTTCGCGCGCGAAATAACACCTTGTCCTTGTCCTTGTCCTTGTCCTTGTCCTTGTCCTTGTCCTTGTCCTTGGCTTTTTTTGGTTTCTAAAAAACCGCTTTGGTTTTTTTGGTTTTCCTTGGTTTCCAAAAAACCGCTTGTTTTCGGCGGTCTGCCGCCCTTTTTGCCGTTCTCTCGGTAAACATTGGAGGCGGCTTCCTGCGCCTTTATGGACTCGTCAATATCCCGCTGAATTGCGGGCCAAATAAACCTTTCGGGGCCTTCAAACTTCGGCTGTTCTCCGTTTTTCCGGTAAGCGAGCATCGCCCGGACGATAGCCCCGATCGACTCGTCGTCATACTCGCGGAAATAGTCCTCGTAGCTCAGCCAGAGCTTGACATATTCCTTGCTCTCCGCCATGCCGTCACCGCCTTAAAACGGGATTGCGGAATACCTATTCCCGCTTAAATCCCGAACAGTCCGGCCTCTTGCGATTGCTCCAGAGACATAACCATCACACTTTCCTAAATATCGAGATGCGTCTCTCATCGATTGAAAAACCAAGGTGTTAGAGTCCTCAGATATGAGACGGACTCCCTTTCGAATGTTGTTGTATAATCCTGTTCTTAGCCCGTCTCGGATGTTATCTGCGCGAGAAAGCCATTCCAAATTATCGGCTCGATTATTTTTGAAATCACCGTCTTTGTGGTTTACCGTAAATCCGTCAACGAACCCGGAGCACCAAGTCATGGCGATAAGCCTCGCAACGAGAAAATCTTTCTGAATCCCATCTTTCCATAGGGACACGCGATAGTCCCCGCGCCCACATGCTTTCTGCTTTAATACGCGGCACTTCCAGACACGCTTATCAAATCTTTTGCTGGACGTAATCTTTCCGGGGGTGCTGCGAATTCGGCCGAAATTCGATGCTTGATAGATTCCCTCGTATCCGGGAATATCTTTCCAAATTTCCATGTGTCCTCCCGTTAAAAAGGTAACATACCGTCGTCCTCGCTGACCTCTGCAAAGCCGCCTGCGGCGCTCTCTATGGTGAAATGCGGATCGGTAGCATCGTTGCGCTTGCTGTCGCCGAAATAGATATTATCGGCGATGATCTCCGCGTTGCGGCGCTTGTTGCCGTTCATGTCCGTCCAGTCGCGCATCTGCAAGCGCCCCTCGACGCCGATCAACCGCCCGCGTCCGGCGTAGTTGCAGAGCACTTCTGCCGTTCCGCGCCACGCTACAATGTCGATCCAGTCTGTGCCGCCCTCCTTGCCGTTGCGGTCAACGGCAAGAGGGAACGACACAACGGATACGCCGCTGTTCGTCTTTTTCAGCTCCAAGTCCCGCCCGATGCATCCCATCAGGCAGATTCGATTCATGCTCATTTCAATTCTTCCTCGCTTTGGTGTTGGTGCAGATAGAGCACATGGCTCTTGCCGATGGCGGCGTTTTGGGCGAGCCATGCGCGCGCCTGCTCGCGGGATAGATGGCTCTCCATCGCGCGGCTCTCATAGCTGAATTCTCCCGCCTCCAGCTTGCGCTTCATGCGCTCCTGTATCTCCTCTTCGCCGTAGTTGGCTTCGATCAGATAAAGGTCATAGGCCAACGCAGATACCCCATTCAGCGACGCGCAGTCCGTCGCATAGAAGACGTTGTCGAACCCGTCCGATTTCTCGCCGTCTGCAAACTGAATATGCCACGCACAGTTCGGAACATCATGCGGAATTGAGTCGTACCATACATAAGCGGAAGTGCTTTCGGATAAAAGGTAGAACAGATCGTGACGCTGCATAGCCTCATCGGTCACGCGGCGGTCCACGCCGATGCGTCCCATCGGTTCCATGAGCCACGGAGGGACGCACCAGCGCAGCGCAGGGCGCAGGAAGTGCAGGCGCTTGATGGTCTCGGGGTTGAAGTGGTCGCCGTGAACATGCGTCAGCAGGACGAGCCTCAATCCCTTGCAGTATGGTTCGAGTTCCCGAAAGGGAACGCCGCAGTCAATGAGTATTTCATCATTCAGCAGTACGGCGTTCCCCTTGGAGCCGGTCGAAATGACCTTGACCTTACAGATCATTCATGCTCACCTGCTTGGTGGTGCCGGTCTTTCCGTCGTCCGGCGTACCGAGGGCGTCAGCGGGAGCGGGCAGCTCGTCCTTGACCTCGCCTGTGGTCTCGTCCACTTCGACGGTCGGGAGATCAAAATACTGCTCGCGGCTCGCGCGTCCCTCTTTCAGTGAGGTATACACATTACGCAGGCGCACGATGCTCTGCGCCGTGAACGCTTCGGCCTTGCAGCCGATGTACTTTTCAAGGCACTCCATCGGTACGCCGAAGTCATCCTTGAACGCCTGTCCCATCTTGCGTACGCGGTCGATCATGGGTTCATCGCTCTTTCCCATCATCGTCTTGGTACACGCCGCAAGAGCGGCGTCTACCACGTCGCCGGGGATAATGCCAAGAATGCACGCGCGCATACGGCGCGCGCCCTGATTGGCGACCATTTCATAGATGTCGCGCGGGTCGGTGAGGGCAACGCTGCCTTTCTTGGTGTAGCGGATATGCGGCACGGTGAAGATCTTCGTCTGGCGGGTGTTGGTCTCCAAATCCCAGCAGTAGGCCATGACGGTACTCTCGCCGTTCTTCTGCTCCAGCTCGGTAATGCCGAAGTCGAGGTTGCCCCAGTTCTGCGCCATGACCTCGGCGAGACGGATCGAGGGGCCGGTCACGTTCTCGCCGCCGCGCGGGTATTCATAGATCGCGCGCTCGGCAAGGCTCTTGCGCTTGCAGGCGTTGAGAATGCGGTTGTTCGCTTCGATCTCGTCACGGGGAAAACGCTTGGCGACGACCATTGCCGCCTGTACCTCCTGCGCCTGACGGGAGATCATCATTTCGGCGTTCACGCTCTTGGCGCTCACAACTTCGGTGCTGTTGTAGGTCTGCATTTCGTTCATGGTAATATCCTCCTTAAAATAATCATTCGTACTGATAGCCATTGCTGACAAGGAATTGCTTCAAAAGGCGCAGGCGCTCGCGCGTATCGGTCACGCGGAACGACACCGTGAGGCGTTCAACCGCCGCCTGCTCCACGCGCTTCGGGACGACCTGCGGGGCCGCTGCGACGGTATCTCCAGCAGCGCGCGCTGCTGGAGTAACCGTGTGGCGTTTCACGGCCTCGCGCTCCTCCTCGGCGCGGCGGTGACGCTCGTTGACAACGGAGATTGCAAGCGAGAGGTCGAGGTTATTTTTGTACTCCACCATGATCTCCGGCGCGTTCTCGCCCATCGTGCCGATGGTTTTCATGTCCTGCGCCACGCCGTCCACCTTTAGCTTGATCTGCTCCATGAGCTTCTTCGGCGTCTTGGCTCTGGCGCTCGCCATATCGACCTTAACGCCGGTCTGCCCGAACGAAAGGAAGTCGATCTCGTTGACCGCGCACAGCTCCCGAAAATAGCCCAGCAGCATTTCCTCGCAGCGGCTCTTGATCTCGCTTTCCGTCGCGTCGATCTTGGCTTTCAGGTCTGCGTCGGCGCGCTTGTACGGGTCGGCGATGCACTCACGGTAGACGGATTCGAAGCTGTCGTACTTCTCCATGATTGCGGCTTTAATGGCCTTGCGCTGGGTCTCGGCATCGGCAAACTCGCGGTTCATTTCGGCGCGAATGTTCTTCACGCTGGTTAAGGTCTCGTCGGTGCAGACAAGGCTCATTGCCTCTGCGACGCGCTGCTCCGTCTGCTCCTTCCGGCTCCTCAAATGCTCCTCGATCACGGGGAGTTGAGTCACTTTCATCAGGGAGTTATCCATCTTCGGTCTCCTCCAATTCTTCAAAATACATTTCCTCTGCGCCGCAGTCCGGGCAGAACTTTTCCGTCACGAGGGCATAGCCGCGCTCGCCGTCAAGATTTTCGCGCCGACGCATAACGTCCGGCTCGTCAAAAATGAGGTGGCAGCACGTGCAGCGGTAGATCATTCCTCCACCTCCATGTAAACCATCGCGCTCTGCACGCCAAAGACGCGCGCTGCCTGATGGTCGTTGAAAAACATGTCGATGTGGTTGCCGTTCACTCCGCCACCGCAGTCCTCGGCAATGTAGCTGTGCTGCGTGCCGTCCGGCCAGATCAGCAGGACGTGCGAGCCGTAAGGGATCACCTCCGGGTCGACCGCGATTGTGCGTCCCTCGGCCGCCAGCGTGCCGGTCGCGGTGTAGCCGCTTGCCCACTTGCCGCAGCAGCAGCGTCCGGGGCAATAGGCCGTGAGTGTAAACTCGCCAAGAAAAACGTCGTTGCACACCGCGCTTTCAGTCGCGGGAATGTCCCACGCGGGGTCATACTCCTCTACGATGGGTGCTCCTTCCGGTTCCTCATCGACCGCCTGCGCGCTGGTGGCGAGGATTGAAATCACGATCAAGAGAATCGTCGCGCCCAAACACGCCGCCGCAATCAGCGCCGATTCGTCCGCCTTGCGCTGCTCTCTCGTGCGCTTGTCTGGATTCTTCATCGCTTGCCCTCCAAAACGTCGATCAAGCGGGAGAACAGGCAGCCCAGCGCCACCGCGCCGACTACGGCGAGAAATGTTGTAAAGTCCATTAGCTTTCCGCCCCTTTCAGTTTTGTCATAAATTCGATGAATGGAAGCGTTGGGATTTTCACCCTTGACCCCATACAGATAACTGGGAAGCCGAGACCGTCAGGGTCTTTTTTCGCCGCTAAGCGAATCGCGTGAGGGTCACAATCCAGAACCGGCGCAATGTCAGCGGCGGTCAAGGTCGCTTTTCCACATACTTTCATTTCTTCAAGTGTCATTTACTCTTGCCTTTCCCCTGCGGGTATGCTACAATAGCCGCAGGAACACAATATCTTGTGGTGAAGATTTGTTCCGCTGCCCTGTTCGGCCTGCTACGCTGAACAGGGCTTTTTCTTTTTGCACTCATGCGCCCACCTTATTGCCCTCTCTGATCTCGTCGGCGAGCATCTTGATTTCCGATTCGGTCACGTTGTACATCTTCGCCAGTTTGCGCCAGTGCTTCTGCGGCGGGGCCCAGTCATTCAGCTCCCAATGCGACACGCAGGACACATCGATGTTCAGCTTTCGCGCAACCTGCTTTCGCGTCAGGTTTGCAAGGTTTCGCAGCTCTTTCAAATCCAACTTTTCTACCTCCGTTTCTAATTTGAGATTTCATTGACTGCGGCAGGGATATTTGCTATACTGCCGTTAGCCCTCTTTGGGCAAATTCAAGGGAGGTGGTTTTCTTGACCAACCTTTTGATTTTGCCTGTTCCCTTCCCGTCGGGTCGCAACAGCGGTGCCAAAGCGCGTTAAACTGGCTAAATGTAGCAACTGATACGGCGGAGCACTCAGTGAAGAGGTTAAACCTCACGGTGATATGCCAGTAATCATATCCCACCGTATCGGGTACTCCCGATGGCTTACCAGCGAGAAGGCAATGCGCAGAACCAAAACTGCGAAAGTGGTAAGGCTCCTGAAGAACCTGTAGCGCTATTGCAGGCGGCGAAAGCCTGCAAGGGGCATTGGGTAAACAAATTTGGACATTGGCCGGTGAGGACAGCCCCTCGCCGGTCTTATGTTTTCCCTGCCGCAGTCAACACCAATTGGAAAACTCATAAACATGAGGTTTCATGCTTGACAACCTCTAAAAACGGGGATACAATAGCTTCGCCAAAAAAAATTGTAGAAAGCCGCTTTTTGAGGGGGCTGAGTTTTTTGCACCCTTTTCCGCTTGGCTTGATACAATGATAACTCATAAAATTCGGTTTGTCAATCAGCTTAACCGAATTTCATAAGTTTTGTTATACTGCATAAATTTTTGAGGCGATTGTTATGGATGTTACACTTACCCGCATTTTGTCGCTTCTGCCCCATGAAAACGGGAAAATAAAAAGAGGGTCCCAAAAAACCTTTGCCCAAAGCATCGGATATGGCAGTGGCGACATTGTCTCTATGTGGATAAATGGGACAAGCCAATCCTACAAGAAAAAGCTCCATCAGATTGCCGATGAATATCACGTTTCCGTCGCATGGCTCAAAGGCGAGACCGCCGACCCGACGGTCGAGGCCGAGCGGGCAAAAGAAAAAGCCCCCAACTTTAATGTTGAGGGCTGGACTGATCTGCAAAAAGCAGCTATTCAATTTGTGCTGTCTCTTCCTCCCGAGAAGCTTGAAGTGTTCTTAAAAATGGGACGCGCCGCTTTTGAGGAGAAAGCGCATGAATGATTGGGCTGAAATTATACTGGCTGTTGCGGGAACAACTGCATCTGTCAGCCTCGCCATTTGGCAAGCTAAGAAAACCGCAAAAGCAGAGATTGAAAAGCTGCAAGCCATATGGGCGCACGAAAAAGAAACGGCTTACGATACCGAGTTTGACGAAATGGCCGCAGCGGTGTCATTGCTGGTCAAACACCCTGCCATCGCCAATTTTACCACTGCCATTAGTAAAGTCGGCGCATACAGAAGCAAGGCAACCGGAGAGCTTGCAGAAGTCATTGACAAGCTAAATGATCTGCTTGATCGAGGGAATCTTAATTATAGTGAGATTGAGGAAACGTTAAATGCTGCAATCGAATGCAAGCTCAAGGGCAACGGCTAAAACGTCGCCTTGCCTTTTTCCCCCTCTTTCCAGAACAATTCAAGTTCTCCGGAAAACAGGTTTCGTGCAATGCGGTAAAGCGCGTTGATGGCGGTCTCACGGTCTGTATCTTCACACTCGATACCAATCTCATGTTCATAGCTGCCAGATCTGTCAATGGCCCAAATCTTCATTTTAACGCCTCCATGATCTCTTTGAGTTTATCGTCCGGTAACTTTGCGATCAATTCAAACGCTTCTACCAGCATCTTTTGATACTCTATTGTATCACTTTTCGCGTTATTACACAACATTTTGTGTCCCTCCAAATAATTATAGTAACGGGGCTATATGTCGATTATTGCACTTTGTGCAGTCGAAAATACAAGAAAATGGAGAGTTGAAATGAAAAAGTTTTTGTTTATCGCGCTGTCTTTGGTTCTCGCGCTCGGCATGTTAACCGCCTGCGGGGGAACGAATCAGCCCGAGCCAGAAGGCGAGCCAGTAACTCCGCCCGATCTTGTTGGAGAGTGGAAGCAGACAAATAGCAATGCAGAGGACGCATGGCAGGCCGCTACCATCGCCGGGGATACCATTGAGGTGTATTGGGTATCCGATAACGGAGACACTAAAGCCCTTTATTGGGCTGGGTCTTTTGATGCCCCTACCACGGCAGATGAGCCGTACACCTGGGAATCGGAAAATGATAAAGACCAAACCGATATGGCAATTCTTGCCAGCGGCGATGATACCAAAGCGTTTACCTATCAGGACGGCGTAATTAGTTACGAAGTGTCTGCCATGGGAGTTACGCAGACCGTAAAACTTGAGAAGCAATAAGTAACTAAAGGCCCCGCCGCCCTCTGCAACAAACGGCGGGGCCTTTTTGCAGCCAGCGGGGAGCGGTCGCCGCTGCTTGTCTTGACCTTACTCCGCTTTGCCTAACTACTTCAATAACAAAACCTTGCAATAAGACAGCGCTCGACGCGGTTCGACAAGCCCATATCTTGCGACTTTGCGGCGCGAAAATCGGAGAAATTAAGGTGGCATAAATGAACATTCAAGAAGTGTGCAGAATCCGTAAAGAAGAACTGAAACTAACATATCAAGACATTTCCAACGCTTCCGGCGTGCCACTGTCCACCGTGCAGAATTTCTTTTCTAAGTTTTCCAAAGCACCATCGATCTACACTGTCGCGCCGATCTGCAAGGCAATGGGAATATCTCTTGATGAAGTGTTCGGGATTTCCGAACACTTGACGCCGACCGAGGAAACATTGCAGGCGCGTAATGACGAATTGGAACGCCACGTTGATGCAAAAGCCGACATGATCGAGATCATGCGGCGCGGCGTCCGCATCCGCAACGGCGTGATTTTAATTTTGTTCATCGCGGTGGTGCTGCTGGCCGCATGGTGCGTGTATATCGATCTGCACTGCGCCGACTATGGTTTTTGGAGGGGCTGACATGGGAAACTGCATCAAATGTAAAGCAGCGCTGCCGGATGGCGCGCTGTTTTGTCCTATGTGCGGCAAGAAGCAAATAGTAGAAAAGCGGCGTGGAAGACAGCGCGGAAGCGGGACGGGGACAGCTTTTCGGCGCGGTAAGACATGGACTGCTCAAGCTGCCGGATATTCATATACCGTGCAAGACGACGATGGACCCCCTAGACTAATTCGTCGAAGGCCTACTAAAGGGGGATTCCCTACAAAAACTGCTGCTTTGGAATGGGCCGCTTCTCAAGACCCTGGAAAATTCCAAAAAGAAGCTCCGACCCTCTTAGAGCTTTGGCAAGGGTGGAGCGAAAACGATATGCTGACACGGTCAAAGGATAAGCAAATAGCATTCAAAAAAGCTCGTGAGCGTTTAGAACCGATTATAGCCCGGAAAATAGATGAGCTAACGATTGATGATCTACAAGGCGCGGTAAACTCCGCAGCAAAGTCATATTATACCGCTCGAGACATGAAGTCCCTGCTATCTCATCTATACAAGCGCGCTATGGCAAGCGGCGGTAGCAATGGGCCAGTAACCGTTAATCTGTCGCGATTTATTGTTTTGCCTGAGCTGGAAGAAAAAGTCCCCGAACCATTTACCGAAGACGAAGTCAACGCCATGTGGAAAGCATGGGACGAAGGAAATGTTTTTGTCGGCTATATGCTGCTGATGATCTACACGTCAATGATGCCGGGAGAATTGCTTGCGTGCAAATCTGATATGATTGACTATGACCGGCTTGAAATTTACGGCTGCGGGAAAAAGACAAAGAAAAGAAAAGATACCCCTATCGTTTTCCCTGAGTTCATTGCACCGGTGCTGCAAGAGTTAAGCGAAAAGTCTACCAGCAAAACGGGAAAGATATTTGGTGGCGATGAAAATACCTTTTATACGGCCTATCACGCCACTACAAGCGCGGTTGGAGTGCGAGACCTAAATCCATACTCCTGCCGCCACACAACGGCTACAGAGGCCGTTAAAAAGGGCGTAGAGCTGCCCGTGCTGCAACAGATTATGCGCCACGCAAAGTTATCATCGACACAACGATATGTCCATGTTTCCACCGAAGCCGCGCATAAAGGGGTTAATCAGCTTAGTCGTAATGTCAAATGAATCTATGCTGGTTATTCGATAGCAAATATGTTAGCCATTTTGTTAGCCATAGGTTAAAACTTTTCAACCCAAAGAACCCCAAAAGTTGCAAAAATGTTTTTGAAAAAAACAAGAAAAAACCTTGGAACCGTTGAGATTCCAAGGTTTTTTCGATCTGGCGCGGAAGAGAGGATTTGAACCTCCGCGGCGCTTTTTACACGCCCTACTCCCTTAGCAGGGGAGCAAAATCCCTTTATTTTACAGCGTTTTTTAGGCTTTTGTTAGCCATTTGTTAGCCATAAAATTCACCTATAGATTTGCGTATGCGTGAATATTCAAAGCATTTTACTCGCTACCGAGCTTTCGCATGACGCTATTATAGACGCGCTCGTTTACAATTTTCAAACTGTCCATCAGCTCGTCCATGATATCCCACGCCTTGTCCGGCGGAACATCTGCCACCGCGCGCAGAAAGTCGCTGTCACCGTATGTTTCGACGCTAACCGGTGCGGGCGCTGCGGAGTATGACATTGGCAAAGCCCTATCTCTGCTACCGCTTTGCTGGTCACGAATGGCATACAGCACGGCAAGGCGCTCATAGTTTGTCCAGCTTGATTCCTCTGTTTCAAGTCGAGCTATCCAGCGCTTGACCTCATTCTCATCGACCATAGGGGAGCACCCCCTTTAGCCCTCGATCGTGTCCATGCAACGCTGGATGGCTCTGCGGATGCTTTCGTCATCGGCGTTGTCCAACATTTCCTGCAACTGGCGTTTCATGTTGTCGATGCCGCCGTCACGGGAATAGTGGCCGCGCACATAATGCGTGCCACGTCTCGCATTGGACATATCGCGGTCATAAGCGCCGCGCATACCAGACTGCCAGTCTCCGTCGCGGGAATAGCGGCGAGAATAGTCTTCATCGCGGGAATAGCCGCCATCTTCCATCATCTCGATCTTATCGATGTTCTTGATGGTGGCCGTCAGTTTGTGCGCAATTTCGAGATCACCCGCGCCAAGCTCGCCCTTGCGTGCCAGCTCGTCGAGTTCATCGCACAGCATATTGCGCAGATCATACATTGCTTTCTTGCTCATGTCCATTCTCCTTTCACGCGATTCTCTCAACCGTCAGATTCGAGTTAGCGAAGTTGACGGCCTGAGTGCTGGTGTTTTCCATTGCAACCGTCAGGCAGCATCCTTTTGGAACACAGACCTGCGCGGAAACATAAATATTAAAGTAGTTTCCTACAGCCGCAGGCGTGACGGTAGCTGTTGCACTGGTCAGCGGCTCTCCGTTGATGGCAAGCGCCGCCGTGATGGCCTCAACCGTGCCTCCAGTGGGAATGGCGATGTTTCCGCCATAGGAGACCCGAAACAGAGCGCGGTTTTGATTGGTGAGGCCGCGCAGCGTGACAATGCCTGCGCCCTGGCGATGCACGATACAGGGCTTGCTATTGACCGCCGTTCCGGTCAGTGGGACGTTCTGGCCGGCAGGGACCAAAGCAATGATAGAATTACTAAATTCAGCCATACTGGTATCACTCCTTTCTCTGATTTGCCCCAAAAGGGGCAAACGCACCATTTGCAATCATTTCCGCGTAGCTGGGCGCAAATAATTCGTCCGCTTTACGCAAAAGATCGGCATAATTGCTAAGATCGTACATGCTCATTTCACTCTTGTCCAGAGTTGCAATGTGATCAACAAATTCCTGTTTGAGTTCGTCAACTGTTTTCACAAAATCATTCCTTCCTAAAGGGGTCGAAATCGACCCGTTTAAAATACAGCGGCGGAGCTATTGCCCCGCCGCGTTGTGATTAGTATCGGCACGGGGCCGACCATTTTCGTGAGGTCACGAAAAAGCTATGCTATGCAGTTGTCAGCAGCCGCAACCGGAACCGCAGCCACCATAGCCGCTGCCCGCCCACGGGTTACAGGTAATGTAAGCCGGTGAAGGGCACGGGCGAAGCTGCGAAATGAGGTAGTTATTCTGTGCAGCCTGAGACGCGGCCAATTTGAGATTCTGGTTCTCGGTCTGGAGATCGGACAGCTTGCTCTGCGTGAGGAAGTCGAGGATGGCACGGCTGTTCTGGTTGTTCGCGTCAATGATGTCGCGGGCTGCCGTGTTGACCGTGTTGCGAGTGTCGCACGCCTGCGTCGCCATATCATAGCGCACCTGCGCGATAGCTGCGCGATTCTCGCAGCAGCAATTTGCGGCCTGCATCTGCATGGCGTTGAGCTGCTGCATAAGCGCCGCCTGCTGGTTTGCGCGGGACAGCTCGGCATTGCCGAAGCCGGTGTTGATGGCCTGTGTGGTCGTAGCAAAGCCGCCAGTAATGGCATTGTTCAACGCAAAGGTGGAATCGCAAATGCCATTTGCAATACTGTCGAGCTTGCGCTCAACGCTCGCAAAGTCAGATGTCAGAACGTAGCCGTCCATCACACCGCCGCCGTTACCGTTGCCAAATCCGTTGCGGCCCCAGCCGAAGAGGAAAAGAACGATAATCCAGATCCAGCTGTCGCCCCACATACCCATACCGCCGCCGTAATTGTTCGCGGGCGCGACCGGCATAGTCATCATGGGAGCACCGTCGGAAAGAGACATAGTATCACTCCTTTGAAAAATTTTTATTTATCAAATCGTGGCCACGATAAGATTAGTGGAATAAGGGTTCAAACTGCTTTGCCATAGATTGAAGTTGGTTTAACTCCTGCTGGCTCATAGCGCCAGATTGCAAAAGCTTTTCGACTTCCGCTTTGGGGTCACCCTGAAAATTTGCCCTAAACTGTTGAAACTGTTGCATCATCTGAAAAAAGCCGTTCCCGCCACCAAGAGCGCCAAAAAAAGGATTACTCATCATCCTCGTCCTCCTCAACCTTGCGCTTTTTCTTGCTCTTTATTTCGCCCACAAGCGCTGCCAGAGCGTCAAACTCTTTACGGGTGACAAATTCCACGCTCTTTTCCTGCGGCGCTGTGCGGGGCGTTTCTGCGCGCTCTACAAGATCGTAAATTTTAAGCGTCGGCTTCCCACTTGCATCCGCCTGCTTGAGATACACAGTCGGCGCGGTAGAATCCCACAGCGCCACAGCAGAGTTGGGCGCGATGAGATAGCCTCTCGCCTCCTGTTCGCCGCTTACCCACTGCACGCCGCCCTGTGCGATAGGGTTCTGTTGCACTGGCTGCGACATGGGCTGCTGCATGGGCTGCATCTGTGGTTGCTGCATCTGTCGCATCTGCATGAGGTTGTCCGGCATCGGCTGCGGATAATAGGGATTGAAATAGGGATATGCCATGTTCATTCCTCCGTTTCTTTGACCCAGTAATAAAGCGGGATTTCGTTCTCGCTGTTCCAACTGTCATAGATCACGCCGTCTTGCACGCACACTACATGTCCAGAGAGCGCGAGAATATACGTCCCGCGTGGGTGCTCATCGGCAAACTTACCGACCGTGTAGCAGTCGGGACAGGTGTCCGGCATAATATAGCGCCGATAGCCAAGCGACCGCAGATATGTGCCCCAACAGGCGTTTGCGTTGGGCAAGTCGCCGTCTAAGTATCCCTGTATGCACAGAGACAAATAAACTTCGCCCCAGTCCTTTCCTGTCGCCTTGCAGATTGCGCGCACGGTGCAGTCGGACACGTTGCGCCCGTTTGGATTTGGGTTGAAATAGCTATACATGGAACATCTCTGCAAAGTAGACGTATGTTCTCAGCTCGTCAGGATCAGGGAACAGCGTCAAAATGTCCATCGCCATTTGCTCAGTAAAGCCCAAAGCTAAAAGTCGGTCGTACATCGCCGCACCTCCTTTGTTGTGTCCATAGTACAAAAAAATAGGCGCTCAAAAGCGCCCATAAAGTGTATGAAAAGTGCGTCGAAAACCGTCGAACGGTTCCCCTTGCCTTTTTACGTGAAATGTGATATTTTAATTTTACAGGTCATTCCCGGCCTGCTTTTACACAAGAGAAATGGCCTCACCGTTCGGTGGGGCCATTTCTTTTTTCATATACTTCTGATGCCATTTTGCGGTATGCGCGCCGCCGGTATTTCTTCACTGCGTCAACAGATAGGCTTTGCTCCATTGCCACCTGCACGCAGCTTTTCTGCCGCACGTCGCACTCAATGATACACGCCGCCTCGTCAGCTGGCAGCTCGAAGGATAAGATATACGCCACGGCCCGCTTGGGGGCCATAGAGGATAATTGCGCGCGGATTGACCTGTGCTGACTGTCCATGCCCGTGTAGGGCTTGCAGAGGCGCTTGCGCGTGGGCTTTCGCCGCCCGCTCCTTTCTGTGCCCAAATCGGGCACCGTTATTTTGTCGCTCTCTGGATCATCGTCACGACTTCTTGTCGCGTGATAAATCTCTGCGGCGCGCTGCCATCCGTGATGCCCGCAGCCTTTGCCGCCGCCCAGTCTTTCGCCGCCCACGTGGAGACGGGCTTCGTGCCGAGCTGCGCCAAATAGGTATCCATCATTTTGTTGAATTCGGTTTGAGTCATGTACTCCTCCATTTCCGGCGGGTACTTCCCCGCCAAAATCATGCGCCCTGTGTATCGCATATGATCGTCCCACTGGAAGTGCGGCTTGTCCGGGAATTTCTTCCAGTCGCCGCCCCAGCTGAAACCGACCTGCTTGCCGATCTGCCCGCAGCGGGCGAAGAACGACGGATCGTCGTACTCATGCCCCTTGACGTTTTTGCAGATATCGAACGCAAGCCCCGCCTTGACACCGTGGAACGTCGGGCGCGTCGCGGTCTTCGCCGCGTAGCCGTTTGCAGCAAGATAGCGCTGATACTCGTCATCTCGCACCGTTTCCGTCACCAGAACGGGAAGCCCCGCCTCCTTGCAGAGGTCGAGGAAGATGGCGCAGTTTCGCCGCACGTCCGCCCGCAGGTCGGCGATATCCCTACTGTGATACATTTTTGCTCTCCTTGTTGTAGCTGGACGTCGACACGCCGATGAGCGCGCCGATGAAGAGCGCGATCGCGCTGATGGTGGTCGTCACCTGCTCGACGTAGCCCCAGCCCCAAACGCCCGCCAGCGCGGCGTACAGGCCCGAACACGCGGGCAGCACGATCAGCACCAGCCATTTAAGGACGTCGTATACCTTGTTACTCAGTTCAAATTTCATTTTTCTTCTCCTTTCGTCTTCCAACAATAATTTCCACCAATGTCAGAAGCCCAGTAAAGGCTTCAATGATGCCGCCCGTACCCAGTAAGTACGGGAAGAGATTGTCCCACTGCCACCCCTTGATGCTGTAAAAGATGACCGTGTAGATCACAAAAGCGGCGATGAAAATGCCAACGATAATCAAAATGATGTTCCTCGTTCGCAATTTCGATGCCTTTTTGATAAGGCGCCTCATGTCCTGACCTCCCATTCGTCGATCTCGGACTTGATTTTGTCGATGAAGCTGTTGCCGCCCAGCGCCTTATAGCCCCTGTAGAGGTACAAAAAGTCCTCAAGCTCATACTGCCGGATGAACTTGTCTTCTCTATGCCGGTAGTATGTGTGCAGCATGTCGTGCCGCAGCTCACATTTAAGCGCGTCCGTCAGCTTGTCAAAGCCGAGGATTTTGTTGCGCAGCGGCTTGATGAGCAGCGCCAGCGCGCCCAAAATGACCGTGATCTCTGAGCACACCGACGCGAACCGTGCCAAGTCTCCCATATCCCGCTCCCTTTCTGCGGCCTTAGCCCGCCGTGAAATAATTCCCCACCAGCTCGTGCGGCAAATACTGCAACACGATCTTGCCGCCGTCCGCCTCGCCGACGCGCTCGCACTTGTAGGTCTTGCCGTCCTCGCTGTCGAGATAGTACAGGCCGTACTCGTATTCCATGCCGCGGCTTGCGGGGATGGGGTCATCCTGCGTGCCCGCGTGGGTAACGTCGATCACGACCCACAGCGCAGGCGTTGCGCTCGGCTTCCATCCCTCCTGCGAGGTGTGCGCCTGCTGGCACTTGTAGAGCTTGCCGCCGTCGCTTACGCGGTTGCCCACAATGTAGCTGACGGGGTATGCCCACGCGGGAAACAGCTCAACGGCCTTTGCTGCGTCGCCGTCCGGCAGGCTCGTTGCCGCCGCCTCGATCATCGGTCGCAGCTTTGCCGCGCGCTGCGGCGTGATGCTCTGGCCGACCAGCGCCGTGACGGTCGCCGCCGAAAGCTCGGATTCCGTGGGCTTGCCCATCTTGATAGATACGGTGCCGTCACGGTGGTCGGTGATGTCACCAGCAAGGCTGTACTCGCTGTTGTCGTACTCGTTGGAGACCTCTTTGGTCTCGCCCGTGGGTTGGCCCTGCTCGTCCAGCACGTTCACCGTGTCGCGCTGTACGATGCTCCATGGGGTATTGTCGGGCAGCAGTGCCGCCGCCTCGTCGTGGGACATGGTGAGCGTGACGGTCTTGGTGTCGCGCCCGTCCCACGAGCGGTCTTTGGGGTTGCCGTTGATCTCTGCGGGGTATTCGGTGTCGTTGACTTTGATGTAAGTTGCCATAGGGTAAATCCTCCTTGTAAATTAAAAGCAGAAAGCAAAGGGCACGCCAGAAACAACGTTTGCACTCCTGGATATGGATGCGCCGTTATAATTAACACAACAGTAAAATCTTGTATTACCGTTATACGGAGAACGCTCCCACCACTCGATCGCGCTATCGATGTAGTTCTTCACCTTGCTGTTGCCAGCTTTGTAGTAGTTGTACTGCGTGCCCTCGCCCTTGCCGGAATTCTCATCGCTACCAAAAATCTCAATCTCACTCAGTAAGAATAGCTTATCTGCCGTAGTGACTATGGTACGGCTTTCCGAGGTTAGCTTGTTCACTTCTCGGATGCCGCTCTGTACCTCCGTTGGCATCTGTTTCAAAATGATAGGTAGGTTTGTTTCCCGCATGTCACACCTGGACCAGCCTTTTGAGTTGGTAGTAGTATTGTGCATTGCCTTCTTTAGTTTATAGCAGTCATGCAGTTGGAACGTCATCGGAGCTTTTCCCGACCCATCGGCATAATCATCATGATTTTTTCCGATGATGTCGATCAGATAGTCCGAGCCGGCAATGGTCATAGGTTTCTGGTCTGCCACCTTCCATGTGTCCGGCACTTCGTTATTGTGGCACGCCGCGATGATCTGCTCCCACGTGTTGTTGGCAAATACAGGGTCGTAGCTCGGCTTAAACGTGATATCATACCCCGTGCCGTCAATCAGCGTCCTTCCTTTGAGGATGTTGTACACCGTGCCGCCCACCATGCACTTACCGCTCTTGACGGTGTAGACCGTGCCGTTGACGCGAGTTTTGTGTGCGGTGAGGTCAGGGATGACTACGTTGCCGCCGTCGTCTACAAGGACATTAGAAGGAAGAACCAAAGCGGGGCGGATGCCGTACGGGACGGATACGTGCCATGTGGAGCCGTTGGAGAAGACATACCACGCGTCGTTGCGATTACTGGTGTCCGGGGAGCGGAGCCACCAGTAGGCGGGCGAACCGTTCAGGTTCGCAATACGCTTGCTGTCGGCAGCCGAACCGGTTCCGGCCTCAAAGTAGTCCAGCTTCGCGCCATCCACCGGGAAGTGGACGTAGTCGCTGGTCGTCCAGCCTACTTCATAGCCAGACAGCAGGAATATCTTCGCGGGCAGCCCATTCGCGCCGCTCTGGTCTGTGCCGCCCGAGCCGCCGTTCTTACGGTACGGGATCTTCATCTGCTTGATAACATCGCGAATGTTGTTGTCGAACAGGTTCAGGAACGTGTTGTTCAGGTAGGTGTAGATGTCGCTGCTTTCGTACTTGTTGACGTTTTCGCTCTGCCAAACATGGTTCTCGTAGATGTCCTTCATCAGCAGCCAGGTGCCGTCGCAGCTCGCGTCGTACATGCCGCTCGGTTTCCCCTGATGGACGACGATGAACTCTTTTGCCACACCGCCGACTTTCAGCTTAACGATGCTGCCGACAGCTTTACTGCCGAGTTGTGCATTTGCCATCTCAGCACCTCCTTAGCCGAACAGCCAGTTGATGGCGTAATTCTCGGTCGGCGTAGTCTCAACGTTCACGAGCGTCTGCTTGACGATGTTGCCGCTCGCGATATAGTCGCTGCCGCGCGTCGCTGCCACGATGCCGCCCGAGCCGTTGCCCTTGAGGAGGGAGGTGGTGGAGGGGACGGACGGAATGACCGTTGTGTTTGGGAGCGCGCCTACCTCAGAGGCCGTGTAACTCGGTTTGGTCGCCGCCTTTGCCCATTCGGGCACGGTCGGGTCGGTCTCTGTGTAGCTCTGCAAAGCGCTGTCCGCCTTGCCCAAACTCGTCTGCACGTCGCTTGCAAGGTCGGATTTTGCGACCGTACTCTTAAATGCCAGACTGCCGAGGTCTGCGAACCACTTTGCAATCTTGCCGCACAGCACGGAGAGCTTTTCGCCCGTTGCAACGTTTGCGCGGGTGGTTGCCACAGTGAACGCCGCCGTGACGTTGCTGCCATCGCCGGTCTTGCCCAGCTTATTGGCAAGCGCCGAGTACACGCCGCCAGACTGCACAGGATTGGTGCTGCCCTGCGTAGGCGTTGCGTCAGTAGTCACCTTGACGTCTTTGATAGCATTGTCAACATATGCAAAGATGTCCTGATGCTTGTTGTTAGGGTCATACACAGACGCCAGCATGTCACCCGTACCAGCGCCGGAAGCGCCTCGGCAATAGCCCGCGTCATAGCTCGTGCCGTCCGACAGCGTCACGATAAGGTGATAGTCGCTCTGCCGGATGGTGATGCCAGTAATCGTGGGAGCATCTGCGCCGGGATTGCCCTGTGGACCAATTTCACCCTGAATACCCTGCTTACCCTGTTCACCCTGAATACCCTGCTTACCCTGTTCACCCTGTTCACCCTTTTCGAGTACAAGGTTGAGCACCTGATTCGGGGCTTCTCCGGTAATGGTCGCGCTCGCCACCTTGCCGGACGTGACCGAGCCAATGGTCAGCACGTTTGTAGGGCCAGTCGCACCTGTCGCGCCGGTATCGCCCTTGCTACCCTGCGGAATGCCAAGTGCCAGCGTACCAGTCGACTTGTCGTAAGTCGCCGTTGCTGAGCTTCCTGCGGGCAGCGTTGTCACCGTGACCGATACAACGCTCAGCGTGACAAACTTCAGCAGCGTTTCGCCTTTCAGCATCTTCGCCTCGCCGCCCTGCTCAAGCACAAACTGGTCTTCGTTAGTGATCTGTAACGCTTGCGTGAGGTCGGAAATTGCTTTATCAGCCATCGGTTGCCTCGCTTTCTTCGGGCGCTTTCGCGGTTTCGGCTTCGCCGTCCTTTACTTTTTTTGCTTTCTTTTTTGCATCCTCAAGCTGATATTTCAGCGCGACAAGCTCGCGCTTGTCTTTCTCCTGCTCTTCCGCCTCGCGATGTAAAATCTCATAAGCCTTTTGAATCTGCGCCTTGACGACGCTGATCTTGCCCGCCTCCGAGCCCAAAACCAACGTGTTATTCAGCGTGTCAAACGCGTTGCTCAAAAGTTCCATTGCTTCTTTCATGCCGATGCCTCCAATCTTCTAATCCGCGCTTCCTGCTCGCGCACCTTGGCCCACAGAATTGGGATAAACTCACTGTACCGCAGAAAATAGGTCTCGCTGCCGTCATCAAGCTTGGCCGCCGCCCAGCCCGCGAATTCCTGCGAATCAATGCCGCACGCGCGCATGGCGTCCTCTACCTCCTGCGCGATGAAGCCTGTGTGATAGCGTCCGCTCGTGCCGCTGTTCAGCTTGTAGCGCTTCGGCTCGACGAGCTCAAACATGCGCACGTACTTCACCGGCAGCGCCTCAATGCTGTTCTTGATGTTCCGGTCGGACCCGTTCAACTCGTTCGTGCTGCAATAGATCGTGCTCCAAACAAAATTTGGTGCGCCAAGATTGTACCGGTTATCTGCATTCGGGGCGAAATCGCCGCGGCAATCGATGAAGTCGTAGTCGAAATTGAGCGCTGATCTTCCGTTATTCCCCGACAGATACAGGTTTCCGCTCGTCGCGTTCAACTCCATAGCCTTGCTCTCGAGCGTCATTTTGTAGTCCGCCGTGCTGGCGTACTCGGTATAGATGTAACCGCAGCGCCGTCCGTTGTCGTTGCTCACCGTGATCGTGTCGCCCTCGATCTCGCTTGCCGTCAGCGTGCCGTCAATGTTGACGGCGTCAACGTGCAAGTCGATCGAACCGGTCGAATCAACGACAACACCATTACTGAGAATTTTGAACGTCGTACCGCTGCTGCTGCTCGATACGCTCAGCGTGATCTTGTCAATGCTCTGGTCGATCATGCTCTGTGCTGTGCTGCCGTCGATCTTGCCCGAGACAGTCGTGCGCAAGCCGTTGATATCGGCCTTGATGTTGGTAATGCTGCCGTTGAGGCTCGAAATATTGGCCTCAATGCCGTCAATGGACGTCGACAGCGACGTCACGCGCCCATCAACGCCCTCGACCTTGAGCATGATCTCCTCGCTGGTCTTGGTGATAAGCGAGCGTGTCTTTGCCATGTTGCGCTCGATCTGCCGCTGCGTCGGCGATTTGTAAGGGTACTCGTCGTCGATCTCGTCCGCATCCGGCGCGGAGATGTCCGGCGCGAGCATCGGGCCAAACGTCATGTCCAGCGCGATGAGCGGCACATAAAGCCCGTCTACCGTTACCGCGTCGCCAAGCTCCACCGCAGGGTCAAGCAGCGCCTCGCTGCCCTCGTAGCCGATGTGCTTGTAACCGGAGACTTTGGCGAGGATCGCCGCTGCCATTGCATTCGTGCCGTCCGGCTGCAAGGCCGTCAGCGTCCGTCCGGTGTCCGATCCGGACACACCGACCACGTCGCCGTTCTCGTCCAGCAGCTCCACCTTCGTAATGGGCTGCGACGCGATGCCTGGGGAAAACTCCGCCAGCCGCCGCCCTAAATAGGTTTTGTCCATGTTGCCCTCCTTACACGAGGATGCGCACGCCGCCGAAGGTGATGGCGCTGCCGCCCTCCGTGATAAGATAATTGGTTTCAGCGGGCATGGAGTTCAAACCGACCAGCAGCAGCTTCCCTTCATCCGTGATGATCCAGTTGCCAGCGTTGGCGACCGCGATACGCCCCAGCGCCTCGCGCATCGTCATATCGCCCTCGTCGTCTACGGGGTACTGCATCGGAAATGACGCATCCAATACCGTGCGACTGTCCACTGCCACACCCATGCGCGCCGCGATGTCGGCGACCGCCGTCGCCGCAGGCATCGGCCATGTCTCCGTGTCATAGCTGCTGTCGAGCCACGTCTCTTCCGCTTTGAGCATCGCATCATACCCGTGCACGCTTAAAACACCCGTGATCCGGTCAGTTTTGCGCGTGGAGAAGAAAAACACGCCCTTGGGAATCCACTCGCTCACCTGCTCGCCCAGCCGCAGCCGCGCAAATACTTCAATTTTTGCTTGCCGAGGAATCGTGCCTTTTGGGTAAAGCTCGACGTCGATCTGCCGCGCCGAACAATTCCCAATGCCAAAGGTGGAATACAGCCCGCCATACACTCGTAAGCTGTTTTTTACGATGTCCGCTTGACTATATTCCACCCCCGCAATGCTTAATTTTGTTTCTACGTGATGATTCCGGTCAGCAAGCAGTGTTAAATATAAATCACTTACACTGTGCATTAAATCTCCCTCAACTGTACCGAGCCCCCCTTATAGCGCCGGTTACCATCCACGCTGACCAGCGCAAACGCGGCTTCTAAGTCGCTTGTTACGCGCATGGTCTTTACTATGTCCGCACCGCTATAAGGGTCGGTAAACGTCACGCCCACGGTGTCGCCCATCAACGCATTGTAGTATTCCGCGGATTCTGCTTCTGTCATCGGGAAAAACGATGTTTCGACAATATATCTGTCTTTCGAGCGGGCCGCGTGCTCCTTGTCATCCATTGTTGTGATGACCTTGCTATAGCTCACCTCGCGCCGCACATTGTAAGTGGACACTTTCTCGTGCACATCCAACGCGCCAATTCGTAATGTAATATTCATTTACACCCCCATTGCGCGCTGCATCTGCTTGTTGTACTTGTAGGCTGTCTCGCCGATCACTTTCCCGTCAAGCACCGACTGCACAACGATGTGGATATCGCCGCCCATGCCGCCGAGGGAAGATAGCGCGCTGCGCATCTGGCCGCCGAAAGATTGCTCCGCGCCGATCTGCGCCGTGCCGAAGTCCAGACCGCCAGTGATGCCGCGCTTAATGCTGTCATACTCGTTGTCCCAGCCCTCGCCAAGGCCCAGCGCCATATTCTCGCCGATTCCCGCAAACACGCGGGACGGGGAATGGATCCCCAGCTTGCTTTTTACGCCGGAAACGATCCGCGAGAAGAAACCACTGACCTTATCGCCGATCCAGCTGCCCATTGCCTTGATACCTTCCCACAGACCCTTCACGATCTGTTTGCCGACATCTACGATGTCGGGAAGCGAGGAAACGAAGGTCTTTACAATGGTCGCCATCATGTCAAGCACCGACCGAACGATTTGCGGCAAATTCTCGGCAAGGCCGCTGACGATTGCCAACACCATTTTCATGCCCAGCTCAATGACCTGCGGCAGTTTTTCGACGGCATAGCCAACGAATTTTTCGATCATTTCAGGGCCTTTTTCCTGCACCACAACGCCAATGTTTTCAAGGATTCTCTCAACGACCGGCAAGAGATTCTCCGCCACCGTCACGGTGCTGCTCAAAAGGTTTGTAATAAGTTCCGCCATGTCGGCGTTTTCATCGCCAAGCCCCGTGATAAAGTTGTCATACGCCGCATTCATCGACGCGATAGAGCCTTGGATCGTCGTGCTGGCTTCCAGTTGCGTTGTGCCCGTGATGCCCATTTCCGTCTGCACGGTATGGATAGCGTCAACGATGTCCGCGTAGCTGTCGATGGTGTAGTTGGTGTAGTTGCCCTGCGCGGCATTTAAGGCATTTGCATCATCCAAAAGACGCTGCATTTCCTCCTTCGTGCCGCCATAGCCGAGCTTGAGGTTATCCAGCATCGTATAGTTTTGCTTGGCAAAGCCCTGATAGGCGTTCTGGATAGATTCCATGCTCGAACCCATCTTATTTGCGTTGTCCGACATGTCGGTAATAGCCAGATTCGCCTTTTCTGCCGCCGCGTCCGTGTCGTTGCCCATCGATTGCAGCAGAGACGCAGAAAACGCCGTCACGGTGGTCATGTACTCGTTCGCGCTCATGCCCGCCGTCTGGTATGCGTTCGCGGCGTACTGCATCACGGTATCGGCAGAGGACTTGAACAGCGTTTCCACGCCACCGACCAGCTGCTCATACTCACCGTAGCTTTGAATTGCTGCCTCGCCAATGTTTTTTACCGCGCCTGCAACAGCTTTTACGCCAGCAACAATGGCTTGCCCTGCAATATTGGCTTTTAGCACGTCGCCAAAGCTCAATGCCTTTTCTTTGGTATCCCCGAGGTTTTTATCTACTTCGCTCGTGTCTACGCTGATTTTGACAAAAAGGTCTAATAAATTCATGTTCTCACCACGCTTTTTTGGTGTTTTTGGTGAAAGGCCCTTGAAAAGTCAAGGCTTATGTACTACAATTTCAGAAAAGGAGGTTTTTGCCATGATCAATTTCAACAAAGATTCCGCATTTGACTTAAAGCCTATTCCCATTGCCGAAGTCCGCGACGAGGTCAACGGTCTTTTGATCGCGGGCGAAGAGATCGCCTGCGCGTTTAAAACGATCCGCGACCAGCTTATCTTCACCAACAAGCGCATCATTTCCGTTGACGTGCAGGGCATCACCGGAAAACGGAAATCGTTCAGCTCCATGCCCTTTTCCAAGGTGCAGTTCTTCGCTATCCAGACACCCGGACTTGTTGAGCTGATCCCCGACAGCGAGCTTGTCCTGACGTTCTCCAATGGCTTTACCGCCAAATTTGAGTTCAAAGGCGATACCGACATCGGGAAGATCGGCCGCATGATCTCGGAATACGTCCTCAAATAACGCCTATCCCTCCGCCGCCCCGTCAGGGGCGGCTTTTTTTATCGTCAGCCCGCACCGCGCGACAATATCGGCGGTAATCTCTTCGCACGTTCTGTTGTCCTGTTTTTTCGGCTCAATAATGTCCGCGTATCGCGCCTTGATGTAGTTTCCGCCCGCGTATCGCGCCGTGTTTTCGGCCACAATGCGCAGCGCGTCCGTCACATAAATGCGGTATGCGTCGTTTCTTGCTTTTTCATTGAGACGCGCCGTGCAGTATCGCAAGAACGGCTTTATTCTTCTTTGCCCTCGGTATTCTCCTGCGCAGAGCCAGAGGATTTCCCGCTCTGCGCTGAGAGAAAAAGCGCGCCGAATGCTTCATCGGTCAAAAGTTCCGTTGCGTCTCGCATCAGCTTGACGAGGTTCAGCGCGCCCTTGTAGCTTTCTGCGCTCACGCCCTCAATAGAGGCAAGAATGGCAATGATGTCGCCCTTGTGGCCTTTGAGCAGCGCAGGGAGCGCTTTTCGTGCCCTCTGCATCATAAACTCTTTGGCTGCCATGCCCTCCGGCAGCTTTTCCCGTCGAAACATCGCGGAAGCCTGTTCGTCCTCTGCAATGTTGGCAATCGGGTCGATGATATCCGCGATGACGTCAAAGACGCGCTCGCCCTGAATGTCGGAAAGTCTCATTTACGCCTCCGCCGTGCCGGCCTTGATGTAGATTTCAAACGGGACCTTGTCCTGCGCGCTCATGGAATAGTGCGCCGTATACTCAAAGGCAAACTGCCCCTTTGCCTTGTCGCTGGTCTGCAGCTGGAAGCCGCCGGTGGACAGTGCATTCATCAGGTGGATGGCGATGAAGCCGCCATTTTTATCGCCGTTCTTGTCGGAGTAGTCGCCCACCAGCCAGATATCGGAAAAGTCAGCGTCCGACAGATCGTTCCGAGGCGTTACCTTCCCATCGCTGGTACTCACATCAGCAGCACCGCAAAGGCTCTTTGCGATCTTGGTGTCTGCGTTGATGAACGTACCCGTCATCTTCGCCTCCCAAGAATCCAGCCGTTTCAGCTCCTTCATGTTCTTCGGGCAGTTGTCAATGTCTTCGCCAAAATCGGAAAAGCTGGGCGTTGCGGTAAAATTTACGCCGCCGGTAGTCGCGCCGATCTGTCCCGCCTCTCCGATGGTGCCAGTTGCAGGCGTGAAGTCGGTCGTCAAAACACCGGCGTTGATTTGCAATTTCTGAAATGTATCAACAGGAATTTTGGTAAATTTCATGTCGTTGTCCTTTCATCAGTTTTGCGACAGGTATTCAACGGTAAGATTGAGATACCGCCGCTTGATGTTCTTGTCGCTCTCGTCCGTGATGTTCTGGCACCACGGGGAGCCACGCGTGATCCACATCGCGCCGCCATCGTAAAAGACAAACGTTCCACCCATGCCGATGGCGTCGGCGATCTCCTGCGCCTTCGCGTTGGGTACTGCTTCGCTCTCGGTGTAGTACCAGAGGTTGACCGTCAGCGCGATTTTGCCGCTCTCCCATGAGCCTGTGATAAGCTCATAGGTCAGCCACGGGAAAACCGCGTCCTCCGGCACATTGGAGGTGGGATATGCCGGGAGAAATTGGGAAAACCACGCGTGGAGCGCCTTGTCCTTTGTCATTTCGGCAGCTCCTTTCGCTCCGCGGTAAAGAATTTTAGTGCCTTAATGATCGCACCCGCAGACCTCGGCGCGGCCTTTTCCTCGGGATTCGAGGTCACGCGGTAAGTGTTGCCGGTGGACGTGTCGCGGAAATAATCGTTGTACTCGATGGGAACGCTCTGATTGACCAGTGCGGAATATACCGATGTAACGCCGTCCTTTTCCGCTTTTCGCGCCTCCATCGATGTGTCAAGAGACTGGTAATTGAGGAACTCCGCTCCCTCTTCCCACGCGGTGATGTAGCCGCCCGCGCCGTCGGGCGTGCGCTTTTTCTCCATCAAAATGCACTTGTGGGCAAAATCGTCCAGTAAACTCACGGTTCCACCCCCTTGAGCTTGCGCCAGTAATTTAATCGGCCTTTAAAAGCGCCCTGCCAGCCCGTCCCAGCGCTCGTGTCGGCATTTCCGCCGCTCGCCTTGGTGTAACTGTACCCGCCGAAGCTTTCGCTCGTGTACGGGCTTAAAACGGCTTCACCGTTCTTTTCTTCCCACGCGGCGATATCTTCGGCAAGCACAACCACAGCTTTTGGCACCGCCAGCGCCCACACCGTCCCGGTAAAGGTTTCATCCGTCAGGTCAGCCGCCGGATATTGATGCAGACCGTCATTAAACACAGAGCCGCAGATGCGGAAATATTGATTAGTCAGGAGAAAGGGCAGCGTAATGCTGCCATTCTCCACGGTGAACGTGCCCTCTTGAATCTCCACAAGGAACCAGTTGTTCAAGTGCCGCAAGACCTGTTCAAGCATTACGCCGCCCCCTTATTTAGCCCGCAGCAGCCGCAGCAACGGTAGCCACGGCAATGCCGTCCAGATACTCAGCCCACAGCTTCATGCCCATGATGGCGTACATATCGCCGGTGGCGCGGCTGTAATCGCCGTCGACGTGAACTCCGATCAGGTTGGTCTCGCCCTTCACGGTGTAGTTCAGGCCCAGCTTGGCAAAGTCGCTGTCGCTGGGGTCCACATAGTACAGGTCGATGTTCTCCACGGGCAGAGCGATCACCTTCTTGGAGGCAATGTACTTCTCAGGCAGCAGGAACAGAGTGCGGTAGCCCATGAAGTTCTCCACGTAGTTGATGCCGAACATGGTCTGCACGGTGATCTCCTTGTCGCCCAGGTAATCGTAAGCGTCGATGATGTTGGCGAAGCCCACCACCTCGGTCACGTCCTTATCCAGACCGGCAAACTTGTCCAGCACCTTGCCCTTAGCCATGGCCAAAGCGCGCTGCCACGTCTTCTCGGTCACCTTCAAAGTGCCGGTACCGAGGAAGGTATAGAAGTCGGTCAGGACCTTGTTCTGCAGGGCCACGAGGAAAGCCTCATCGGTCTTCTCCACGGCAACGTCAGCGCCGTACTTTGCCACGCTCTCGATCGTCACGCTCTTGGCATACTTGGAAATGTCGATGTCGCCGTAGGCAACAGGCTCCACCTTCATCTTGGTGAAGGGGATCTCGTCACCCTCAGCCACAGTGCCGCCCTTGAGACCGCCGTCCACGCTGGCCTTGTAGGAAACCAGCTTCGTGCCGGGGGCCTTGCGGATGGGACGCATAATGCCCATGATGTTGCGCAGTGCGTCCCAGTTATCAGCGAAGCGGGACACGAAATCCACCTCACGGGCAGAAGTGGTAAACTGGGCAGAAGTTGTTACGTTAGTTTTCGCAGCCATAAATAGCTCCTTTCAAAAAATCAGTTGTTTTCGCTTGCCATCAGATCGGCAAGCGCTTTCTGGCGCTCCGCCGTAGACATCACATAGCGGCCCTTATCGTCCTTCTTATAGATGTCCTCGCGGGTCTTCGCGCCACCGGTGTTCGCCGGGGGATTGGCAGGATTCGCACCGTGCGTCTGCGTGGTGGAGACAAGCCCCTTGTAGGTGCCGTTTACGAGTGCATCAAGGCTCTTAGTGTCCTTGATCTTCTCGCCGTCCAGCTCCAATGCGGCCATTTCTTCGCCGCAGCCACGCATGGCAAGGTCCAAATTTGCGCCGGTGATGTTTTTGCTCTCAAAGTAAGCGCGCACGGCCTTTTCCTTTGCCGCCTTGCTTTCCTTTGCCGTGATGTCAGTCTTAAAGGCTTCAAAGGCCGAGTGTTCCTTCTCGTACTTCTCCTTGTAACCGCCATCGCCTGCTGCCTTGAGGTCGTCCAACTGCTTCTGAACGCCGGGTAGCTTCTCCGCGTCCGCCTTATACTTCGTGAGATCGTCCTTGAGGGGGTCAACCACGCCCAGATGCAGCGCAACCAAGCGATTTTCGATCTCTTCGGTGCAAGCCTCGCCGAGAATATTTCTGATTTCCGCTCTCGTAAATTTCGCCATGTTATTCGTTCTCCTTTTCCTTGGCCCCAATTCTTCGGGGGCGAACGTTGTATAAAAACCGCTGTACCTCGCGGGTTTTACCGAAAACAAAAGAGCCAACCACCGAGAAATTCTCGGTAGCTGGCTCCCATTGCCCTTTCCCGCGCCCAATTACGCGGAAGCTGTGTATTTGATTGTTTTCTTGACCTCTAAGACAATGTACCCGTCGCCTTTTCGGCGTATTTCAGCATCATTGCCGCGCTTGATGATGGCTTCAATAGCCTTGATGGTCTCGTTATCCATTTTTCAGCTCGTCCTCAAAAATGTTTTTGTAAGTCTGCGTATGATCTGCAAGCGCCGGTTTGAGAAACGGATGCGCTTTATTGCCTCGCGTGTAGTGCCAGTTGCCTTTTTCATCCTGATACACCCACGGCGTAGGCCGTCCTCCGCCTCCCTCGGCATAAATGCCGGTGCCAAGCTCTTGATAACCGCCATATTCAACGTCCGTGCCGACAATAACCGACATTTCGTCATCGTTGACCTGATGCGTAATGCTGTTTTTGAGCCTGCTCGTGTCATAATGCGCAAGGTCTTTTGCATATCCTTCTGCTTGAGTTCCGCAGCGTTCTAACGCCCGTAAAAGCGCCGCGCGCAACTCTTTGCCGATTTCGCTGCTATGGTCTGCAACTTCAATTTCCACGACTTTTCACCCATTCTTGCCATTCTGCAAAGGTCATTTCGCTTACAACCTCATATTCGCCATTTGCGTTTTTTACACGCATTTTTCTCGGTTCTGCTTCAATACCCGCCTTTTCGACCGTCCGCATCGTGCATCGGCAATTATACACAAGATATCCCGGCGCACCCATATCGCCCGGATACATCATGTCATATCCATCGACATTAAAAGGCTTATCCCATTCAACGGTCTGCCCGTCGACCATCCCGTGTGCATGGCGCGTTCGCCCATCTTTGACAGCGACCCAGCGCTTTCGGACGTTGACCCCCATCTTCTCCGCCGCCGCATAGCTGTCCATGCGTCCGGCGTTCTGCGCGCCTGTCACGGCGGTTCTGGCCGTGCGAATTGCGGAATCTCGGCTCATGGTGGTAATGCGCTTTTGCAGGTCATCCGCCATGTGCTTGATGCTCTTTCCCTGCAAGATGGAACTGGTCACGCTTGTCGTGATCTGCTTCTTGCCATACGCGAGGTCGATGCCACGCTTTAAGGCGCGTTTCGGCGGGTAATATGGCATTAAATCGGGTTGCTCTACCATGAGCCGCTTGACCGTCTGCTCGTCCCACAGGTCAAAGCCGACGTTGCCCGCGACCTGCTCGATGGTGTACGCCGAATAGTTGCGGTTAAGAGAGTAGATACCAGGCGTTGCATCGTTGGTGTAGGACACCGCCACGGCGTTCGCATCGGTCACGCGGTGCGCCACTTTGTCCCGCATAGCTTGATAGCGTTCTCCGCGCCCGATCTGGTTCAGCCGCCAGTGCTTATAGTCGGCCTCTGTCCATTCCTTACCGTTCTGCACGGTGCCGATCAGCGCTTTCATTTCCTCGTCGCGCTTTTTGAATTGCTCAAAATATTCGTCGATGGTTGCCTGCAGCTCTTTCCCGGCCTCGCGGTATAGTTTCGCGATGCGACGCTCCAGCTTTGCAAGCTCCTTGTCGGTCAGTTGATGCCCAAGATCACTGGTCGCCATCGCCGCTCACCCCCGGCGCGTCCGGATCTTCAATGCTCCGGTCAAGTTCTTCTGCCGCCTTCCGCTTTGCCATGTCCTCGTACTGGTCAATGTCGCCGTTGATGGTCAGCAGCTTCTTTGTGATGTATTCGTCATCGTAATACGCCGCGCCCAGAAGGATGTTCTGTGTTTCCTCGCTCTTGTTGATAATCTGGTTGCGCGTGTAACTCGGCTGGTCCTCAATGCCTGCCAAACGCAGAATCTCAACAATAAACCGCGTTACCTCGGATTCAAACTTGTCCGTCTTCAAATCCAACGGCACATAGCTGGCCTTGATCGCGGTCGCCGTCTGGTTCCCTGCGGATACCGCCGCCGCGTCAAAGCACTGGAAATCTTCGTACAGCTTTTTCTTGAGCATATCAATGGTGCTGCTGGTGCCCTCATAGGGAGCCTCGATGGTCTTACTTTCCACCTTTGCGCCATCATCGCCGTTGGCGTGGGCTACATGGGTGGTTTTCAGCCGTTCAACAAACTTTGCATCGTCCAGATCCGTCATGCCCTCACAATTGGAAATCACCCAATAGATCAGATTGCCCTCGTCCACGTTGTTTACCATGTTGGAGGACGCCAAATCCAGCGCGTCAATGGTATTGCGCTTGCCGACAATCTCGGATAGGCACCGCTTGTTGTTTTTCAGCGGCACGATGGGGAAACTCGGATAATTCCCACCGTCATAGATTTCGGTTTCGCCAACTTCGGCCTTGCGCTCGATCAGCTTATAACTGCGCTTCGGCTGCATGACGTCCATATTTTCGCCGCTGGGCTGGAAATACTCGGTAAAGCCGTCAATCTCATACAGCGTCGCTCTCAACGGCTTATCCTGTGCCACCTGCCAGAACCGGATACCAGCTTTCATTGCACCGTCTTCCTCATCGTAGAGAGGGACAAACTCAAGCAAGGAGAACACCCGCAAATGCGTCAGATCCCAGAAGCCGAAAGACACGCCTGCGATTTTCGCCTCACGCGCCGCATCCATGACTTCCTGGTCAAAGTCCGGGCATAGCTTGTTTGGTGTTTCCTTCTCCGCGAAGGTCACGCCGTTGCCCAGAAGATACGATACCTCCTGATCCACCGCCAGACCGAAGAATCGGCTGGCCAGCTTGTGGTTTGCCGTCCACATATCCGCGTGGGCGCGGCCCTGCATATCATAGATGATCTTTTCATAGCGGTTGATTGTCGGATTCAGCCCGTTGTAATATTCCTCAGCATCCGCCGCCGTCTTATATGCGTGGGATTCACGGTGCTCGTTGATCGCGCTGCGGATAAACTCCATCCGCGCCTTTTCGTCCTCGCCCACCGCCACAAGGTCATTATATGTCTTAATCTCCGCTCACCCCTTGTCTCAGAATGGAAACATAATCAGAGCTGTCGCGTTTGTTCCACAACCGCTTTACGATGCTGGCCGCGCTGTCCGGCGCGTCATCATGCTCCACGTTCTCGTTGTAATCGCAAATCTGGTCGATATACGCATCATCCGTCCCGGCCACAAAAACCACATTGCGCCATTCCGCCTTGAGATAGCTTGTGATTTTAAGGGATTTGTTCATGCTTTCGTGATAGGTAACGGCCCGTTCCCCCTTCGCGCGCAACGCCTTTGCCAGATAGCCCTTGTCGGCGTTGGTCTCGCAGTAAATCACCCCAGCATTGAAAGACTTCCGAAGCCGGATGATCTCATCCATGCAATCGTCCACATGCTTGTGCCAAAGCCGCCCATAGAGGTAATATGTCGTTCCCTTCTTCCGGGCGACCGTAAACGCCGTGTAGTCATCGCCGCCGTATGCCGCGTCGATATGGCAAATGCCCTGCTCTGCAAGGCAAGGCTCCGCGCCCATTTGCGGCGTGTCAAAGATCACATCATCACTGGCAATGTGCCGCAGCTCGTAGTTTGCTGCAAACAGGGATGACGTCATAGACGATTTAATGGTTTGCAACTCATCCCCGGAGATCAACCCAGTTGAATAGCAATCGTACTTTTCGATATTCGGCATCATGGAAAACGCGTCTTCCTTGTGCCAGGGCGTTCCGGTGTTAAAAATGCGCCCGCCACGATTGCGGATGTTCTGCAACTCCTGATAGATCGTTTTTGTATGGTCTCGCTCTGCGCGGGAAATGCGATCCTGCACGTTTACAATATCGTCCGTGAATATGCGGTCGAAATGCTTGCCGGTCAATGACCCGTTCACGCCACACGCCACAAGCTGGCTCGTGCCCTTGTTGTCCGCTGCCAGATTCGTGGAAATCTCCGTCGCGGATACCGTTGTCAGGATCAACGGTTTCCCGTGGATCTTCTCGCACAGCGCCTCCATGTATGGCGATAGCAGCAGATTCCGCACCTGCCGCACAACCTCTTTCACGTCCGCATCCGTTTTCCGCATAAACAGCGTTTTGAGATTCGGCAGAAGGACGATGATCTCCGCCAGCGCAATCGAAACGCACGTTGTCTTATAGCTGCCACGGTGCGCCTGCAAGGTTTTGTCCTCACGCCCGCGCACCATATCCTGTATCCATGCGTTGTGCAGCGCGCCCAGCTTATCAAACCCAACGGCATGGCCGAACGCAATGGGATTATGTATCAGCAGTTCCGCCGCTTGTATCCGCGTCATTCTGCATCACCATCTTCTCCAACTCGTCCAATGCAATGCCCTTCGCGTCCGTCACCGCCACGTCCACGCTGTCGCGCTGCCCCAAAAACTGTTTGCCGAGGAAGATCGCCATTGTAGCATTCTTTTCGGCCAATCGCCACTGGCTCCGACGCAGTGAAATTTTCCCCGCACCGCGCTTTTGCTTAAATACCTCGGAGAAACTGGCATGATAGGTGCGTTTACACCAACCATCCAGTGTTTTATCAGTCACATCAAACCAACCGCAGATTTCCTCAAGCGTGCATTGCAGGCCGCAGAGGTTCTCGAACTGCTTCTGGTCTATTTCCTTTCTTGGCCTTGCCATACGCGCCCTCCTTTCTCTGCTGGCGTTTAATAAACTTCTCCATGTCCCGCTTCAAATACGGGCTGTCTGTTTTGGCAATAATCGCCTGTGCTTCATCTATCGTCATTTCCCAAGCTTCGAACGATTGCCCATTCCCGCTCCGACAACTTCCAAATATCCGTGTTGACCTTTTCCGCAGCAGCCTTTTCCGCAGCAGCCTTTTCCGCAGCAGCCTTTTCCG